CGTAGCAGATAAGCCACCCGCTCAACATCACAGGGATTGGCATCGGCATTTTGTCACGGAAGAAAATAGTAGTTGTCTTCTACGCATCGCTGGCCCCAATGTAGATCTACTTGCTCCCCGTGGTTCGGCCAAAAGTACGGTTCTTGGCTTACTGACAGCATGGGCTATTGGTATCCACACCCAGGCTAAACGCCCTCTTCAGATTCTTTATCTGTCTTATACGGTTGATATTGCACGTTCTAAGTCCGCAACCATCAAACGTATTATTGAGAGCAAACGATATCAAGAAGTTTTTCCAGAAGTCCGTCTTTTAAAGAACGTCACTAGTAATGAGTACTGGTCAATTGATCATAAGTTTGCTGGTATTGATGTAACTGGTGACGAGCAATTTACGCTTTGCGCTGCAGGTCTAAAAGGTTCGGTGACCTCCAAGCGTTCTCACCTCGTCATGATTGATGACGCGATCAAATCTGCAGCGGACATCTCCAATCCTGACATCAGGAAGATGATGCAGGACAACTGGAACGCGGTGATCGCACCCACCATGTTTGAAGGAGGACGAGCCATTTGCCTTGGGACTCGCTTCAGACATGATGACATCCATGCCACCACATTCAACGAACAAAACAACTGGACTCAGATTGTCCTCTCTGCAATCACCAATGATCCCAAGACTGGTGACGAGCTTTCATACTGGCCCGACATGTGGTCGTTGGATTACCTAAAGGAAAAGAAAAGGCAAGCACCAATTGCTTTTTCGTTCCAGTACATGAATCAAATCATCAGGCAAAACGAGTTGTCGCTTGCGCCTGAGTTAATTGTCAAAGCTGAGATCTCAACGGAGTTCGATACGCTTGGCGTTGGGGTTGATCTCTCCGCTGGCACTAAAGAGAAAAATGATTACACCGTCATGATCCTTGGCGGCCGCATTGGTGATCGGATCCATATCATTGATTACCGCAGGTTGCGCGTTATGGGTAACTTAGAAAAACTAGATGCCCTCAAAGAACTGTTGAATGACTGGTCAATCCTTGGCAAGGACGCCAACGACAATTATTTCCCAACGTATTCAACGTGCGACATTTGGTCAGAAGCTGTGCAGTACCAGGCATCGCTGGAAGCCGATTTTAAACGAGTCTGTTTAAATCAAGAAAGTCTTTATAACTTAATCTGGCATCCCGTCAAAGGATTCCGTGCAGACAAATTGGCCCGCTTCCGTGGAATCATGGGTATGTTTGAAGATCGTAAGATTATCTTTAATCGCTATAGAAACTTCACCAATCTTTTTGAAGAGCTAACCAACTTCGGTGTCAGTAGTCACGACGATTGTGTTGACGCTCTTGTTTGGCTTGTTACTGGTTTAGCCAGGAAAGGACAATTGCAAGTTGATTACTAAACTTAGAATTAGAAAAAAGCATTTTGTGTTGTGGGTCCGGAGTACATTGCGATTGGCTTGACGGCCATTATTTCTGCTGTCACAGGCGGAAGTTGGGTTGCCAATCGTCTTCTTGAACGCCAACGCGAACGCATTCAACAAGCGCTTGACTACACCGGATCCCAGAAACGGAGAATTGACATCTTGGAAGATCAAATCAATCGGATGCCAATGGAGTATGTTCTCAAGGTTGACTTCTTAAGAGAAATCAAAGAGATGCATGACAATTTTCGCGAAATCAATAATAAGCTTGATAAGCTAATGGAAAAGATTTTATCCAAATGACCTACGTCGTTGAAGTCCAGGAAGACGAGAACGGAGATCAGTTCATCGTCTTACCAGACGAAGTGATTGAAGATTTGGGTTGGCAGGAGGGAGATATTCTCAATTGGGATGTACGGGGAGAAGGGATTGTCCTTTCCAAAGTCCATGATCCTTCTGGCTATGAAGTTTTAGAAGAGTAGAATATAAAAATCGAAAAGGCCAGAACATGTTTTATAGCGGCGAATCTAACGTGCCAGGCGCACCCGGAAATTTGATGGCGGGAAGTCCAGGGTATTTTCTTCCTGAGGTTGAAATCCAAAGACGGATGCAAGAGCGGTATTATCAAACTCCTGCTGGCCAAGGTTTAATTAACAGAACCAATAAACTTAAAGAAAAAATTCAACAAGGAAACTTTTTTCCAACCGCAAGCCTTGGCAATGCTGGCGCCATGCTTGGTCAGTCTTATCCAATGTATGGGCAACAACTCCCACCAGTTGGCTTTGACGGCAAGTATCTTTCATGAAAAAGAAAAAGCTAGCAAAACACGCTCTTGAGCATCCGGAGTTGTTTACTCCTGCTGAACTAGCTTATTTTGATCGCTGGCTTTGGCAACGAAAACAACACAAGAAAGCTGCTAAGATTGAGTTAAGTAAAAAGGAAAATAGTTAATGTCCGTCGACGCAAAGGCCAGGCTGCGGGAAATCGTCGAATCGTACCTGGATAAGGATTCTGGTACCGTTGTAGACACTGGTGTCGTTGCGTCGCACCTGGCACAGATGAAACTCTTTGGCATCCGCCAAGGGGTTGAGTTTTTTCCTGGTCAAGACAACTTTGGTGCACAGCGCAAAGACTTTGTCGACCGAGTTGTCAAGTACAACCAAATTGATGTCCGCCTGGATTCCATCTGGGATTATTTCCTGTGCGATGGTAAAGGCATCTTCTATATCCGTCCCACAAAGCAAAACTATCGCGTTTATTACTTCCGCGAACACGAGTACCGCAGTTACTACAACGTAGACGGCGAACTAGAAGAGGTGGTGATCATCTACAGCTACAAGGTCCGTAAGGCCGGTAGCTCGTACGATGGCATCAACATTGTGAATGCTACAGGCACGTCAATCACTGGTGAGCCGGGCTCCAAGCGTTACATTCGTCTTTCAATCAAAGCGAACGAAATTGAAGAAACTCATTCAGACGCAGAATTAAATTTTGATATGCCATCTGGCATGGCGCCAGGGAAAAATAAAACATTTAAAAATTCGCTTGGTTTTATTCCTTGCGTTGAGATCTTCAATAATCCCAAGGGTTTTGCAAAAGAAGGAGTTGGTGAATTTGACGCACTAGCCAATCACATCGTGACGCACGATGAGTTGGTGCGCACTATGCGGAAGAACGTTCAGTTCTTTGGCAACCCAACGCTATTGTCGTCTCGCCCTAAGACCGACCTGATCGAGTCCGGTGGCGAATCCGTGGTTCAGCGTCCATCCATTGCTGCAAACTCTGGATTTGCTGGTGCCAGCCCCTTAAGCCGTTCGATGTTTAAGGCGGATCCTGTCTCTCGTGGTGTTGACGGTCAGATCCGTGTTCCACGCGTGATTGCGAACCTTGAGCCCAACGACCGTGTTGGTTACATTGTCCCGGATGCAATCACCGGAGATCAAAACAACTTTGCGCGTCAGTATCGAGAAGAAATTCGGACCGCTCTTGGCGGCGTCGATGAGCTTTCCATCTCGGCAGGCGTCACTGCAACTGAATACAAATCACTGTTCGGTCGTGTTTCTGCTACGTCCAAGAAAAAAGCAACTGCCATTTATACGTATGGTGTTTGCCGTTGTCTTGAGCTAATTATTTACCAAGAGGAACAGTTGTTCCGTATGTCGCTTGCTGCGGCACTTGGCATTGAACGTCCTGTTGAACCGGCGGCTAACACACCGCAAGAAGAAAAAGATGCCTATAAGCAGGCCCTGGAGCAATTTGAATTACAAGTCCAAGATGCAATCAACGCTTGTATTCAAGCTCAAGATGTTCCCCCTGGTGTAACGGGCCTCATTCCAGATGGTGATCTCACTATGCTGTGGAGGTGGACAGGACCTGTTTACGAAGATTCGACGCAAGACGTACTTAACAATTCAATTGTGGTACGAAATTTGCAAGAATTAGGTGTTGATAGCATTGAAGCACTGAAATACCTCTTTCCGTCTAAGACGGATGAGGAACGGGCCGAGATGTTATCTGGGTTCCCGTTCAGGATGGTGAGTGAACTACAGGGCGCTTTTGCTCAATTCTCTCGCCTGGTGGGTGGCCTGATGCAGACCCCTCACCCGCAGTCACCGAACCTTCCGATGGCTGCCGATCCCAGGTTGGATTTAACTCCATATCTGTATCGAACTCTAGAGGCTTTACAAAAGGAGATGAGTTATGCAGGACGCTACCGTCCAATCGATCCCACAGACGAGCCCGACTCCGGCAGTAGCGCCGAGCAGTTACGTGACTCCGTCTTACCAGCCGAGCCAAGCCCCGGTATCGTACCAGGCAGCTCCGGTGAATTACCAGGTGGCAGCACCTCAGGCGGCCCCGGTTTACCAACCCTCGAGCCCTACTCAGTACGTCCCCCAATCCCAACCGGAGGCACCGAGCAGCAATCCGTGGGAATCGGCGTTCAACAAGGTGGTGAACCTGCTGAGCGCACCAGTTCAATCCCCATTCCAGGGTCAACCATCAGCGCCGACGACGACCTACGCCCCGGCCAATTACGGTTCGACCAGCAGCCCAGCTACGCAACAATCGGCTCCGCAGACCTGGTCAACCAACCAGGCCTACTCGCCCAGCTATTCCCCAACCTCCTCGGAGGGTCTGAGCCTGGAAAGCCAACAGGTTCTCGAAGCGTTCGGAAGCGAAGCTCCCGCAATTCTAAATAATTACGCCCTTCAGCTCGAAGGTCTGTTGGATAGTGCTGTTGCCTGGGGTCAGGAAATGACCGAAACCCTCAAGCAATATGCTGAGTTTGCCACCAACGAGCATACCGAGAATCTTGCTTATAACGAGATTCTGACCAACCCCGATGTACTCAGCGATTACACGCTGCGTTTCTTTGGTCCAGAAGGTCCGTATCCCGTGCATGAAGGCGAAGCAGATCTGGAAGCTTACGGTTACCCAACCGAAGAAGTTGATCCATATGCTTATGGTGAATTCCCCGCTCCCCCTGCCGCCGCTGAGCCTCAGCAACCCGGCAACTTCTGGGGCACCTTCAACGAAATGATGGCGCGTGATCCTCAGAATGCATGGCGTGTTCTGAACCAGGCCCAGCCTAACGTTGTGTCTAACAAACTCTTCGTGATGGAGTGAGGCAAATGCAACCATTAGGACAACGTCGTCCTTTGCTTGCATATGGAGTCCCCGCTGCTGCCGGTCTGGTAGCTGGCGGGGCTCTTGCCGCACAGGGCGAAGATCCCGGTAGTGCACTTCTTGGCGGCGTTGCCGCTGGCCTCGGTGCTCGTGGCGCTCTTGGTGCCGCACGTCTTGCTGGCAAATATGCTGGACCTGCTCGTGCTGCGCTTGCATCAAAAGCAATCGAAGGACTTGGTGCCATTGGTGCCAACGCTCCAGCCGGTAGCAAGCGTGCGGCCGTAGCCCGTGGTGCTATGGGGCCAATCGCTGATGTAATCAATCGTGGCGTAAGTCAAGAAGCGGCGGCTGCCGCAGGAGTTCCCTTAGCAGCTGGACTCGCTGGCCTCGGTGGTGTTGCCGCTGGCGCTGGTCTCGGTGCCTTAGGTCTTCCAGGCTTCCAGCAGGGCATGGCCATCGACCCAGAGGGCTATAGCTCCAACAACACCCTAAGCGCACAATTCGGCGTCAAATCGCTTGCATCCACACAATACGTGTGATCTAAGCTAAGTACCTGCTAAAATTTGTGTTAGATAAGACACACGTGTCTTTATCTTTCACCCGATAAAAACACTGACACTGGAGGATAAACCAAGGTGTTTATTGATAGCTAGTTCAGATCCTGGTAGGTATGACCTTTCAAGATTTGGTAAATAGCCCCGTGGTTACAGTCAAACTTTTCAGCAATCTTTCGATACGAGAGTCCTGCTTCCTTTAAAGCTTTGATTTGAACCACGTCTTCCGAAGAAAACTTTCTCAAAGTCTTTTTCGGTTTCCCTTTACTGGCAAAGCCATTGTTTTTATAACAACCGGTTTCCCAGGCTCTTGTTAAATTTTCTTGTTTGGTAACGATCTCAAGATTTTCAAGTCGATTATTCCTCTTGTCATTATCTTTGTGATCAACTTGAAGGGAAAAGTTACTGGTTCCATGAGAACGCAGATCTAATCCCAAAAAAGCTACAGCCATCAAGACGTGAAGATGAAAACGCTTTCTCTTCCCATCAACAAGGACTGAAACACGGTCATAAACACTGGTCGAACGAATAGGGATCTTTTGAAAATATTCTTGATTATCGGGATCAAGTTGCTTTTCAAAAGCTTTTCCTTCTTCCGTTAAGTAAAGATTACCAAATCCAGGAACAAGCTTCGGATTCATGTTGTTTATAAACAAGTTTCCAAAGCGTAGCATGCCTCAACTGAACGCTCAACGTTGTCACCCCACCGAGCAATCGATGGGTGCAAACCGGATGAATTCAGGGAAGCCCTAACGTCAAGACGAGGGTAATCCTGAGCCAAGCCAATCAAGCGTGATTGGAAGGTGCAGAGACTACTGGGGGTAACACGACCTTGTTACGTAATACCAGATTTAGCGTCCGGCATCCCACAGGGATGAAGAGATAGTCCACCCCTCTAAGAAACTAGAGACCAGGAGAACGACTTTCCAAAAATTCTTGGTGCGGAACTTTACCGTCCCCACCCTGCTTACATTGCTGAGATGGCAGTGGAGCCCGTGGTCGTCCACGACTTCACCCGTCAGCCCGGTCAGACCGTTCAGTTAGACCGCTACAAGTTCTGGGGTACCCCTGGCACCAAGGATAGCCGGGAGCGTATCGCTGACCAGACTATCGGTACCGCCAACAGCCGCAACATCACCAAGGAGAAGGTGTTGGTTGTGCTGAAGGAGTACACTGGCCCTGCAGATCCGGGTGATCCGACTCAGCCCAGCACCTTCAAGATTGCTCGTGAAACTCTGATTACCGCCCAGCGTCTTCTGCTGGACACCGGTAACCTCAACATGTTCCACCAGAGCATCGGTTCCCTGACCCTGCTGGACGACTATCGCCGCTGGCGCGACCGCGTGTTCATTGATGAACTCGCCAAAGCCGAAGCCAATGGTGAAGCCTCTAGCACCCAGGGTGGTTACTACTTCCCCGGTGGCAAGGCTAAGGCCGCCAACGGTTCGATCTCTTACACCACTGCTGAGTACGCCGCTCAGGTTCAGCAGTTCCAGGTGCGTACCGACCTGCTGACCGTTGTTAAGGACCTGCGTAAGCGCAACGTTCCTACCTTCGCTGATGGTCTGTATCGCTGCATCTGCGATCCCACTTTCATGATGCACCTGCGTCGTGACCCAGACTTCCGTGAGATCGCTCGCTACAGCGGCAATCCTGGCCAAGGCATGTACATGGGCAACCCCATGATGCCTAACAACGCCAGCTTCTACATG